GTTTCACGCCCCGGCGCACTGATTGTAGCCGGCATCGCTCTTGTTCTTTATGCGCTGTTCGCGTTTCCCGCCGATAAGAAAAGGGTGCAGTAGATGGGTCTTTTTCAGAACATCCGCAACGCGATCAGCTACCCGGGTGACTCGCTTTCGTCTCCGTCTGGATGGCTCGCGCGGATCTTGGCGCTGTCCGAAACTTCCTCCGGCATCGCGATCAATGAGTACAACGCGCTCACTGTCTCCGATGTCTGGAAGTGCGATCGCGTTATCCGCGAGACCATCGCCATGCTGCCCTGGAAGCTTTACCAGACGCAGCCACGGGGCCGCAAGGAGGCCAGGAAGCACCCGCTGTTCTTCCTGCTGCATGATGAGCCGAACCCGCATATGTCGTCGTTTACGTACCGGGAGATGCTGGTCTCGAATCTGAACATTTGGGGCAAGCACTTTAGTTACATTGAACGCAACAGGGCTGGTATGCCTGTCGCATTGTGGCCGATCCGTCCCGACCTGTGCCGCTTCGAAATAGTGGACGGCGTGATGTGGTTCTACGCGCGCACACTGCGGGGCGCGGAAGTGAAGTACTGGGACGATGAGATTTTTTACGTCCCCGGCCTGACTCGCGACGGCATTCATACTTACTCGCCGATCGCGCTGCACCGTGAGACGTTGGGGCTGAGCAAGGCTACCGAAGTCTTTGGCGCGAAGTTCTTTGGCAATGGGATGCATGCCGGCGGCAACATCTCACACCCTGGGAAGATCAGCAAGGAAGCCGCGACACGGCTGAAGGAGCAGTTCGAAGAGCGGCACACGGGCCTCGAAAACGCGCATCGCCTGATGGTGCTGGAAGAGGGGATGAAGTTCGATACGAATACGATCCCGCCCGAAGCTGCGCAGTTCCTGCAGACACGGCAGTTTCAGCGGGCTGAGATTGCGGGTTTGTTTCGTGTTCCACCGCACAAGATAGGTGATTTGAGCCGTGCGACGTTCTCGAACATCGAGCAGCAGGATCTGGAGTTCCTACGCGACTGCATCGCGCCCCAGTTGGAGCGTATCGAGCAGGCTGGTAATCGCCGACTACTGCTTCCGGCTGAAAAGGGCCGGCTTTATATCGAATTTGAGATCAAGGGGATGATGCGGGGCGATTCCGCCGCGCGTTCGACGTGGTATCAGGCGCGATTCAACACTGCCTCCATGTCTCCGAACGATATTCGCGAAAGCGAGAACGAAGAGCCGATCGAAGGCGGAGATGAGTACTTCGCACCGATGAACATGGTGCCCGTGAGTATGTTGGCCAAGATGCACGCCGCGGACGGTGGAAATGACCCTGGCGATCCATTGGCGCGCGTCAGGGATGCGAATCTGCGGTTTTTCCGCGATGTAACCGGCCGCGTGGTCAATCGGAAGCCTTCCGACCGGCAAAAATACGCCCAAACCGCCTTTTTGCAGCCCATTTTGAATGTAATTGAGTGCGTTTTAGGGTCAGTTTCGACTGCAATGGGGCTGTTTGCGCAGGCGCATGCGGCCTCGATTGGGGCTCTTTCCGCCGATTGGGACGCGGAAAAAGCCGACGAAACGGCGGAATGTGAACTGGATCGCTGCATAAAAGAAGTCCTTGCGAGGGGTGAAAACTGATGAAACGTGCGTTTATGGCAGCAAAAAAGGCTACCGTGCTCGAACTCCTCGTTTATGAGGAGATTGGGCAGAACTGGTGGAGCGATGCCGGCGTGACCGCTGCCACCGTGGCAAAAGCGATCAAGGACGCAGGTGCGTTCGACAGTATCTCGCTCCGGATCAATTCTCCCGGCGGGAGTGCCTTTGAAGGCGTGGCTATCTTCAATCTCTTGCGGTCACAGGGTAAGCCGATCGAGGTATTTGTTGACGGAATCGCCGCTTCGGCGGCCTCGGTCATCGCGATGGCGGGCGACACGATCAACATTGGCGTGGGTGCCATGCTGATGATCCACAACGCCATGTGGGGCGTTTTCGGGGACGCACAGGCTCTGCGCAAGGGTGCCGACGTTATCGACAACATTTCGGTGACTATCGGCGGGATCTATGTGCAGCGGACCAAGAACGACGCCGAAACAGTGAAGACACTGATGGATGCTGAGACGTGGATGGGTGCAGACGAGGCGATCAAGCAGGGCTTCGCCGATCAGCTCATGAATCAGGATGCCGAGGAAGCTGATGAAGCGCAGGCCCTCATTCAGCAGTTCGATCTAAAGCGAGCGTTCCAGCATGCGCCGCAGCAGTTCATCAAAAAGGAGCCTCATGCAAGTGTCAATTCCAAGTGCGAGTGCGATTGCGTTGGCTGCACGGAGACTGGCTGCGCGGACTGTGAGAATGATCCCTGCGAAGCCATCGGCTGCACCTGCCCCGACCACACCGAAATGAGTTCGGATTTCATCCCGAGCCTTGAGACCTACCGGCAACGGCTGGCGCTCCGCGAGCGCGCAGCCTAAACCCATCACAACCGGACGTTCCGGAGTTCGACGCCATACGCTCCCGGTGAGCGCGCGGCCTCGGCCACAACCGCTGGACCTGCGTAAAAACGCAGGAAGGAGAAGTTATGCGCAAAAGCATTGAGCTGAGGAACGAACTGGGTGTCCTCACCACGCAGTACCGCGCCATCCTCGATGGAGCGACCGCGGCCAAGCGGGCGATCAACTCGGAAGAGAAGGTCTCCCTGGCCAAGATGGATAAGGACATGGACGACCTGTCCGAGTCGATCGCCATGCATGAGAAGCAGGAAGCCCGCGAAGCCGGTGCCACGCAGATCAACGCGAACAAGAAGCCGGTTCCCAGCGCTGCCGACCCGCAGGCCAGGAAGATCGGCATCCGTGCCAGCGCCGAGTATGCTGTTGCCTTCGACAATCACATCAATGGCCGCTCGATCGGCAACGTCTCGCCCGAGATCCGCAACGCGCTCTCGGCTGACTCCGACGTGGGCGGTGGTTACCTGACGGCTGCGGAAGAGTTCTCCACGCGCTTGATCGAAGTGGTCGACAACCTCGTCTTCATTCGCGGCATGGCCACGAAGACGGTTCTGACGACTGCGCAGAGCCTTGGGGTTGCGGCCCGCACCGCCGATGTCGACGATGCGAACTGGACGGCGGAGCTTGCGACTGGCGCGGCAGATGCCGGGCTTGTCATCGGCAAGCGCGAGTTCAAGCCACACCCTCTCGCCAAGCAGATCCTGATCTCGAAGAAGCTGCTTCGGCTCAACTCCAGCGTTGCCGATCTGGTGATCCGCCGGCTGGCTTACAAGTTCGGCGTCTCGCAGGAGAAGGCCTTCCTGGTTGGCACCGGCGCGGAGCAGCCGTTGGGTGTCTTCACGCCAAGCGCGAGCGGCATCGACACCTCGCGCGATGTGGTCACCGGCTCTGCAACCGGCTTCGTCGCTCCGTCCACCGGTGTCAGTCCGTCCGATTGCATCACGGACATGCTGTATGGGTTGAAGGCGCAGTACCAGGCAAACGCGACGTTCATCTTCCACCGCACCATCGTCCAGCAGATCCGCAAGTTCAAGGATCTGTATGGCCAGTACATCTGGCAGCCGGGCCTTGTCGCCGGTGAGCCGGATCGCATCATGAACCGGCCGTTCCGGATGTCGGAGTATGCGCCGAACACGCTGACCACCGGACTCTATGCCGGCATCTGCGGCGACTTCTCGAAGTACGAGATCGTCGACGCGCTCAACATGGAAGTCCAGGTCCTCAACGAGCTGTATGCGCTCACCAACCAGGTCGGCTACATCGCCCGGATGGAGACGGACGGCATGCCGGTGCTGGCCGAGGCCTTCACCCGCCTGAAGTGCAGCTAGAGATATCCCGCTCGAGATAGGAAGCCCTGCCTGATTCTGAAAGCGCGGGGCTTCCCTTCCTTCACCCATCTGCACCAGAAAGTGAGACGGAGGTCTCTTATGAACAATCTCGTAAACAGCAAGATCACGCTGGTCGTACCCGCGACCGCCGTGGGTACCACCAGCATCGTGGGCACGACGCTGGACATGTCCGGGTTCGAGGGAGTGGAGTTCATCCTGCTCGCTGGAACCCTCACCGATGGCGTTGCCGCCGTCAAGGCCGGCAGCGGCGCTCTGGCCAACGGCTCGGACGCGCAGGATCTCGCCGGAACGTCTACGTCGCTCCCCAATACGGACGATGGCGACGTGGCCGCGCTGGACCTGTATCGTCCGCTCGATCGCTTCGTCACGCCCACTGTGGTGCGCGGCGGGTCGACTGGCGGCGTCATCAATGGCGTCATCGCCATCCAATACGGCGCGCACGTCAAACCCACCACACAGGACGCGACCACCGTGCCGGTCTCGAAGACGGTCATCAGCCCTGTGTACGGAACTGCCTAAACCAAGCAGCTTCAAACCGAATCACTCCGGGCGGAGCAAACCGCCGCCCGGACCCCTTCTCTTTCTGCCTGCTTCGCGAATAGGACTTCCCTGCCATGGTTGGACGCCCTGTACTGACGACGCCTCCCGCATCTGAGCCGATCAGCCTGGATATGGTCAAGATACAGCTGCGTCTCGATGCCGGGGACACGTCGCAGGATAGTTATCTCTCGCTGCTGATCTCGGCAGCGCGCGAGGTTGCGGAGACGCATACGACGCGCGGCTACATCTTCCAGGCCTACCGCGAATACTATGACTGCTTCCCGGGTCACCATCTGCCAATCTCCCTGCTTTTTGGCTATGGCCAGATGGAGATGGGAAATCGTCGCCATCGCCACAGGCTGCATCACGAGCATTTTGAGCTTTCGCGCTCTTCGTTGCGGACCTTCAAGCAAATTCAATATCTCGATCTGACCGGCACGGTCCAGACGCTCGATCCGGGGCAATATGTCCTGAACGGCAGGCAGGACCCAGCGCAGGTGACGCGGGCGCCGGAGATCCTTGGCGGCCTGCCCTGGCCGTGTGCGTTGCGCGAGCCGAATGCCGTCTGGATCGATTATGCCGTGGGCGGAAGCCCGCTGACGGTGGCGATTGCGGCCAATGCCAACGCGTTGACGGGCGTTGTGGGATACACCTTCACGGCTGTGGATGTGGGCTCTTTGATCAGCATCGCGGACGTTGGCCCTGGCGGCAATCCGCTGCTGACGACGATTGCTGCGGTCAGCGGCGGCAATGCCACGCTGGCGGCAAGCGCGGTAGGTGCTACGACGGGAGCCGTCGCGTTCCTTGGGCCGCAGATCCCCTTTGGCGACATCCAGGCGATGCTGCTGCTGATCTCGCACTGGTACGAGAATCGCACGCCGATCGCGCAGGGCGCACAGGTTGAAACGCCGTACATGATCGAGAACATGCTGGATAAGAACCGGGTGTACTACCAGCCATGAAAAATCCACTCTCTACCGATTCCGGCAAGCGTCGCCATGTCATCCAGATCCAGCAGCAGACGACCACGCAGGATGCGCTGGGCGGCCAGATCGAGGTTTGGACGACGGTCCGCACTACCTGGGCCAGCATCGTCTATGCGTCGGCCGGAAGTAAAGAGAACTACCAGGCCGGGACGTTTAGTGCACAGGTAACACACATCATCACGATCCTGGCAACGCCGAGCCCGCGGATAACCCCGGGGATGCGGGTTGTCTTCGGTTCACACGTTTACCTCATCCAGCCGTTCGACGATGTACAGCTGCAGGGCGTCAAGCTGAA